CTGCTGGAAGAAAGTGCCGTCGTTAAAAGTCTTGCCAATAGCAGAACCCGTGGCACCCAATCGGCCAACGGGGTTAACCGCGGCCTTCACGTTTTGACCAAACGTACCTTGAGTACCAGTGAAGCCTGCCGTAACAGCGCCAACGCCAGCGGAAATAGCCGCCGCCTTCAAGGCGTCGCCCATGTCGCCGCCGCTAATGAAGCTGGCGATACCGGAACCCAAAGCCGCACCGAATACGGGGCCCAATGGCGTGGCTGCAAGAACCATAGGCAGAACAATAGGTGCCGCTTTTTTGACGACGCTCTTTACGGCTTTGAAAGCACTGGAAAAGAACCCAAACTCCATAAGGCCCGTTTCAGGGTTGATGGAGTTTGCCGCAGAACCGACGACATACTGCTCGGGGTCTTCAATACCCATCTCTCGAAGATGGGAAAAGATGGATTCCCGAAGCTCTGGGCTCCGCTCAATCAAAGGAGCGGGAACAACCAGTTCGCCGGGAGCCATGTGCGCCACAAAACGGTCGCCGCCGCGGCCATACTGAGCCATGCGCCGGGAGACCTCTTGAAACTCTGCAATGCCGGAGGTGCCAAAACTGTTGGCCGCTTCCTGACGAGCGAGTTCTTCAAACTCGGCGTCAGACATCACAAAACCGGCAATACCGCCGTCCGGAATTTCTTCCTCAAATTCTGCGTCTGCTCGTAAAAGGGCCGTTTTTGACATTATCCTGCTCCGCCGCCCAATGCTTCGGGCACTGTTACTTGTATGAATATACTTTTTTCTTCGCTGCCAGTCCACGCATTACCGCAAGACGGACAATTTCCGCTAGGATAGCTGAGAATTTCCTCCGGCGCATCCACTAGGTTATCACAAGAAGCGCATTTCACCGCTTCGCGAGACGTAGAAGGGCTCCAACGTGAGCCGTCACCCATTACAATTACATCAGAACCAGACATTTAACACCTATGGTGTAGACACCGTAACGGTACCAACCGTTGCCGTGGCACTTGAACCCGCCACATGCGGGGCATAAAGAAGTGAAACCTTAACAAAACCACCTACTTGAAACAAAGCACCCTGCTCCAGACCCACATCGTTTGTCGAGAGCGCTGTATAGGTACCTGTAGTTGCCCGCATCTGGCCCGGCTGCTGCATCTGGACGACGTAGGACGTTAAAGAACGCACCATGTCCGAGAAATAGGTGACGCTATAGGTCTCCGGGGGAACCGCAAAACGGGGTGGTACAAGCTCGCGAGACATTACTGTCCCCCGTCCGGGCGTATATCAAGCCGCGGGGAACCCAGCCTCCAAGCTACGCCCAAACCGTCGCTCTCGACGCGCAGACCAAAGGCCCTGCCCCGGGCCCGGATGTTGTTTTGGGTGGCAGACTGCGCCACCGTCGCGGCCACTGATTTGGTGTATCCCGTACCGGGGAAACGCTCCGTTTTGATGGTAAAGGTAGCCGTCGGGGTCGCGGTGGCCGCCGAATTGGAAAAACTGATGTCCGGGATCAACCGCCGCGCAAACACGAAACTGTCGCCCTCACCAATGTCCACCGGGCTAGACTCTATGTAAGCCGTTAACGCCGAACCGTCGTCATCCGTGCCCAGTTCGTGGTTGTAAAGGTAGCCGTTGGTTGCGCCCGCCACCGGGTACTCTTTCAAGCCACGATCCAGCCAGCACGAACGGCCCAAGGAACCATAATACCAGACGTTCTGATCGTAGTTGAAGGTGACGTATTTGTCGTTGTCGTTGGAGTTTGCGGAAGGATAATACCACGTAACTTCACCAAAAGACGTGTTTAGGGAAGCAAAGGTCTTCTCGCCCTGCGTAAAGTTGAAATCGTTGAACACCGTATCTCGGACCGTGCAAGGCAGCGCCTTAACTTGACCGTCGTACAGGTAGAACTGATTACCGCCCAGCCAAAACACCGCGTCCCCCACCGCAACGGCGGCATTGGGCCCCATACTGGTCGTGTTAGCGCTGATTTGCGTAAGTCCGTATGTAAACGGTGCGCCAATAAACTGCATAGAATACACCGAAGTGTCCGTGAGGATGACCATCTCACGGCGTGTCTCAACAACCTGAACGATCTCCGTCCCGCTGCCAATAACCAAGTCACCGGCGGTGTTCTCAGCCGTCGCAGCCCAATCCGTCGCGTTTTCCTGATCGCTAAACCGGATCAGCAGCTTGTCCTGAGTGGAGCTCCCCTGCGCGTTACAGCCAAAAGCAATGACGTGCCGGTCTCGGTCCGAAACAAGAACCTGACGTGCCACGGTTGGCGCGGAGGAACCCAGACTGGATAGCGTGACCCCCCTGCTCGAAAGCCCACCCGTGTAGTCCCAGTAGTAAACCGCCCCATCCCGGATGTTGAAAACAAGGTCTTCGCCAAAGTTGTCCTGCTTCCAGATACGTATAGAACCACCGCCCGCTACTACCGTAGCCGCAGAGCCCCACGTGAGGCGGCCATAAGTCCCCGCACCCCAACCCGTGCCGGGGACCACGGTGTCTATCCCGATGTTGATCTGATACGCCGCCACCACCGAACCACCGCCGTTACCCGTGTCTGAACCGTTCGCGGTCGCAGCCACCGTGATAGTGTAGGTGTTGCTCGAAGGCACCGTCTGTACCTCGTATTCCAGATTAAGCACCGCTGCCGTCACCGTGCCACCAAGGCTTGCGGCCCCACTAAAGGTCACGTAATCGCCCGCAAGAACACCGTGGGTCGAGTCCGTCACCGTAACAGTAGAGGAGCCGTTCACCGCCGCAAACGTGGCCGAACCGGTCGTGGTCGCACGAAGCGGGGTGATGTCGTTATAGTCGCCCCCGACTTCGACGTAGAACTTCTTGTTCGTTCCAATAGCTAAAAGCTCGGCATTGTCCAGTGATCGCCATGCCAAGAGCGACCGTGGCGTCCCAACAAGTGCGTTGTCGCTGTACTTTACCCAGCCGCCTATCTTCTCGGGGAATCCAAAACGGAAACGTACCTTGTCCGAGTCGTTCCATCCGCCCTCGTTGGAGTAAGCGGTGGTTTCAGTGTTGACCCCCGGGTCGAATTGGAGTTTTGTAAATGGCATAATTCAATCCAAATCGCGTGTTATGTGAGCATCGCCGGGTTGACGATGTGACGGGCGACTTCGCCGAACTCTTTATGCAGCACGATGGCCTTCATATCCTGCCTCGAACGATACCCTTTGCCCGCAGCCCATGCGTCGGGCGGGGCAAGGATGCGGAACGACTCCCACCGAACGCCCCGGAAGTCCTTGACATTATCACTGTGGATGTGGCCGGTCCAGATGTATCGGAACTCAGCCTCACCCCATTCCTGCGCACGATCCACCGCCATGATAAGCGGAAGGTCGGCGGGCTTGGCACCGTCACCGTGGTGGATGCCGACAAGGCATTTGCCAAACGTGAAGTAGTGGAATTTTGACGGGGACGTATCGACGGTCAGGCGGTCTTCGTTCTCGTAAATGTTGGAGAGGGCTTCCATCAAGAATATGCTCGACGACGGGTCGTGGTTACCGGATTCTACAATCAGGTGAACTGATCTGTGGCGCTTCAACGCAGTTTGAACCATCCGACGTACAACGCGGATAGCCGCCCGCACCATCTGCGGGTAGCGACCATCAGCGTCAAGCAAATTGCGGTTTTTCGGGGTGACGGCCTCGAAGCTGTCGTAGTGTAGCAGGTCGCCCAACAGAATGATGGTAGCCCGCTCGCACGATGGGACGGACTCGACGAGGTGTTCGATTGCCGCCGAAAGCATATTCTCGGCGATGTTCAAGTCCCAATTGCCCCCGGTCTCCTCATGCCACGACAGCATCCCTAAATGATGGTCCGATACCGGGTAACAAGCCATCAGGTCTGCGCGGGCGGATTTTGGCCCGGCTGTTGGCTTGAGCCTTGGGAGTTTGTCCGTCATGGCTTGCAAAGCCTCGCGGATCATCTCCTCTTGGCGCTCTTGATCGCGGGTCGTCTTGACCCACTCCATTGCAACCTCGCCATCTGGGCGGTACAGCGTAGACCGGCCCTTGACGTTGTATCCGTCCTCGACCCCAGCATCAAACGATCCGCGACCGGATGGCTCGGGCTTTACCCACAACGATGCGTCTGCTGTGCGACCGGCTGTGGCACATGCCGCGTCATACCAAGCGCCTGATCCGCCTATAGAGGAGCCATCCTCGATGGCTGCGGTACGAATAGCGCCGTGCAGACCCTTGGCTAACACGCCTCGCGGCGGGTGGCCCAGTGCTAGCTTGGCTTCAACGCAGTCAATCCGCCTGTTGGCCTCATCTTCTGAAATACCGGGGTTCGGCATACTCGACCTCGCCTAGTCGTTGGTGGGGTTTCCTGCCTCAAACGATACCTCTTTGGCTAGGCCAGACTTTCAAGCCGCTGGGCGTGTCGCTCAGTGCGCTCTGGCGTCTGGCGATACAGCTTGCTATCTCGCAACTCTGCCGCCGCCATCATCCAATGCTCTTTTTCTAGCGCCTCGTGATGTTTCACGAACTTTGAGTAGCGAGGCGCGCCAAGCTGGAAAGCCAGCGAGACGACAGTAATCTGTCCGGGAATGGGCCAGCTCTCTAGCTCAGGCTGTAGCCACAAAGCGTCCTTCAGCGCGGTCTGGACATCTTGCGCAAACAACTCTGACACCCGCTCTTCACTGACCGGCGCACCTACCGGCCAACCGTGTTCGTCATCATCTTCGA